CTTAAGATACTTAAACCGTTTCATATCATCGTCAAATTCGGGTTCACCTTCACACTGGGGATTGTCATAATGTCGCATGGCGAACATCCTAACATTGTCAGTCGTTATTTTTTCAAACATAATAAATGTAACCGTTTATACGATTTTGGTTTTTAGAAAATGTGTTCCGTTAACTACAGCGTGTTCAATCTCTAAAGAAAGACCACCCTCAACTCTATGTGAGATGCCGTCATCATTAATGTCTTCACCTGTTTCATCTTTACCAGTACGTCCACCAAACTGTGTTAGCGGCATTGATACTTTGCTTCCCCCTTCGGCGAGGTTGACTTCATCAAAAGAAAGTCCTAGTCTACTAAGTCTTTCTCTAACTACACTCAAAGCGTGCTCAGGGACAAGATATTCCATCTGTCCCATTGCACCTAGAAATGAGTTGATTCTTTCAACATTCTTGGGATTAGCAACATCATTTGAAAACGAATCAGTATCTACTGGATAACCAGCATCGGATGCTTTTTCATTTAAGAATTTGCTAAATAGTTTCATTATTCCTCATCCTCTTCTTCAAGGTCTTCTTCAAGGTCTTCTTCTTCAACTGGTGAAGAGTTTGGATTTACTTCTAAGATTTCTTGAAGCGTGTCAGTAGATTCAGCTTGTAAATCTTCCCACGTTACAATTTTCTTTTGGATAGGTAATCCATTTGCGCCCATACGTTCAGCCATGATTATCTCCTTATGCTAATGTACAACCCACATGAGATAGAACAACCCAATTACTATTTGTAAACAAACATGTAACCGTGTCACCTACGTCATTTAGGGTAATAGTTGAATATCCAGCAAGTGCAGCAGGAGTAATAACAGAGTCACCACCATCAGCAATCATTGTGATGATTTTGATTTGTCCGTTAGTTCCGTTTGCCATTGAACCAGCATGTGCGCCACCAGCAGTCGTTGTATCAACGTGCGTGATAGAAGTTGCAACAGAAATTGCTTCTGTAGTTGTGTCACATGTATGTACTGCATCGTCCAATGCAATGTATGTTGGAATGTTATTAAAAAAGTTAGCAACTGTAAGTTTCTTATTTACAGGGTTGCCACTTGGGTCATCAATAACGTGTAATAGATCTTCAGCGGCAACGCCTGCTCCAAGATCCGCTAGTGCAGTAATTTTTTTATCTGCCATTTCTTTTCTCCTTAATTGTTAAAACCCTCAACTCAATACCTCTGTTACGGCGGTATTATTGTCTTGCGAGGGAATGCTACTGTCGGGACTCGACTCACTTAATAGGTTTAGAAAGACATCACATTGTTGGATTGCGCCTTGTATGGCATTACCCTGTGAAGTTAACTGCACCTTCATCTTATCTAGGTCATTGAGACGATCTTGAACTTTATCAAGATCGCCTTTCAGAACCAATTTTGTATTTTCAATTTCACTAACACTCAGTGTCTTTTCATTATTTTTCATAATATCCTCTTCTTTATACTACTTAGGCAACCGCTGTCATCGTGGCTGTACCAGCAACAACTGCAACACCAGAGTTAACTGTTGTACCAGTATCTTTGATTGTTCCACCAGCAAGTGCAATGTTCTGTACAGCAATTGACAATACGTCATCAGCAGATACAGTAGAACCGCCTGCACCGATTGTATGTCTGAATACAAGTTTGTTAGTACCTGTACCAGATTGATACGTTGCACTCAACGAAGCAGCAGAACCGCCACCAGCTTGTGAGTTAGTAATTGCGATTGTTGGTGAACCTGTTACAGTTACTTTCTCATTGAAAGTAAGTCTAACATCAATGTTACCACCAGCACTTACATCAAATGCTGCACCAACGAATGCCGATTTATTAATGTCTGCACCAGCAATTGCTGTTGCAAGTCCACCGATTGAACAAATTACTTCTTCAAGTCCTTTGCCATTTAGTTGTACCCAACCTTTTGATGTTGCGTATACGTCTTCTTTTTGAGCTGCAGTAAGCCACTTTGGTTTCGCTTCATCTGCATCTGTGTTTCCCCATAGGGCCATAGTCTTTCTCCTTAATTAAGATTTTACTCTTTTATTTATCTAAATCCATTTCTCTTCAGCTGAGAAATAGTGTTGTTGGGGGATGTATGATGAATCCCAATACCACCAGCGGACTCCCATTCCTTGATATTTTTGATATAATCATCAATCAAGATGTTAGGTTTCCCACCAGTTGTGGCATATTTTTCTTTATCTGCTCTCTTTACTAGATGTACTTTACCAGTAGGTTTAGCATTCTTCGCTAACCACGCCTTCTTGCCAGGCCTACTGTTTCCATCATTACTTGAGTATGCAGATAAAATATTCGCTTTATATCTGTTAATAAATTTCCACATCTTGTCTGCGCCAGGCATCCAAGGAAGAGTGTGCCAAAAATCTTTCTTTGCACGAATCTCTTCCCAACGTGTCTCTTTCTCAACAGTATCAAACTTCTTACCAGTGAGTTTCTTATACCCACCAAGTAAATCTACGATAACCATATCCATGTCACAGTAAATTTGTGGTAGCTCTTCTTCATTAATTTTTGTGAGTTCCACAAGACTTTTCATCTTTAGCCCTTTTCTTTAACTGCAACTTCTACTTTTGACATAGGTTTCCCTGTCATAGTAGTGTCACCCTTAGAATCTTTAGATGGTTTCTCATCTTCATCTTCTTCTTCAGTCTTAGCGTCTGCTTTCTTTGCTGCCGCTTCCCACATTGAACGAACAGAATCAGCGACTGTATCTTCTTTCATAGACTTAGAAATTGCCTTGCGTCTTTTGTGCAAGAACTTATCTGAAGAATCAACATCACCATCATTGTCGATATCTTTGTCTTTACGGTCATCAAACTTCTTCTTTACTGCTTTAGGTTGAACTGCATCCAAACCTTCACCGTCATCAGACTTGTCGTTCTTATTAGTTTCAGTTTTCAATGCTTCTTCAACATCGTATTCCTTACCGCCAATAGTAAAGGTTTTGTCACCTTTTTCTTTTGCCATCTTTGCAGCATGGATGTAGTTATTCTCATCCTTTTCGTCTTTGGGTTTCTCACCCTTTTCTTTTTTAGAGATAGCGATTGCAGCTTGTTGAGCAGGGGAAACTGCCTCAAGCACAGCCTGTTCTAGACTACCTTCTTTTGTTTTAAGATACTTGGGCATATTATTTCTCCTGTGCATTCATCTTGTTAATAGTTTCTTGCGCCTTTGCGATTTGCAATTGCAATTGTGCGATACGAGTTTTCTTCTTATCGTCTCTACCTTTTTCTACTTCTTTTGCAGAATCAGGTTTGTTTGGTTCTTCTGCTTCTTCCTTCTTCCAAGGAAATTTACTTAGAGTTACTTTCTCTTTACCCTTCTTGGAAGAGGCAGCTGCCTTTGCGAGTTTCTTTGCAAGGTCTGCCTTTTTGTTTTCAGAAACTTCTTCTTCTGGTTTATCATGTGTATAACCCATCTTCTTCATTTTAAGATGGTCATCCATAGTATTCGCCTTATAACCTTTACCAGTTTTAGGGTCGTACATCATGTGTGGTTCAAAGTCTTCTTTAATATCTACTGGTGATACTGCCATATCTCCCATAGCCATTGTAACCTTTTCGTCTCTCTTATACAAGTATCTTTTTGCACTTGTAGGACTATCTTTTCTTGCCATGGTAATCTTTTCTACTCTACCTTTGTTTACCATGTTCTTAGACTTGACAATATACTCAATAAAATCTTTACCCTTCTCTAATGTAGAGTCGTGTTTAATTTTAACAGTAGAACCCTTCTTTAATTTGTCAAAGACTTTTAGTAGTTTAGGGTCATTCATCTTCATCCCTTCAACTAAAGCATCTGGGATTTCACCTTCAACTTCTTCTTTGTACATATTAAGTTCATATGATTTACCAGTATTGTATACTTGTACTTGGATACCCTTCTTACTTCCTTTTGCTTTTAGTCTGTAAGTGTTTGTTTTGCCTGTCTTTGGTTTTGCTGGGCCTGTTGCAACCTTATCATCAATCTCTTCTGGGTCGATTTCCATACCAAACTTCTTTTTAGCAAATGCATATGAATGTTGCATTGCGCCAGAGAATGTTTTGTGGTACAAGTCGTAACCTGTAGATGATTTTGCTTCTTCGATTGATTCTTGACAATGTTCTTCATTGCAAGATACACATGGTGATTCACCACAATCACATCCACACTCAACATCTTCGTTCTGTCTTTTAAGAACTGCGGCGACTTGTTTATGATCAGACAACCCCTTCTTAATCTTTTCAATAGCAGTAACAGCACCTGACATATTACCACCAGCATATCTTTTATCTGATGCAATACCGATTGCCATCTTGATTTGTTTTGGAGAATACCCTTCACGAACTTCGGAAAGAGCTTCCATCATTGTTTTTCCATATCTTGTCATTTTACTTTTCCCAAATTTGTATTTGTAAAGAGTCATCACCTTTAATAATTCGATGATACTCCATTGCGTTAATATTGTAGAGTTCGCCCTTAACCAACTCCACTGGAAGTTCATTGTCCATTTGAAGTTGCCAACCGACACCCTCTAGGATTTTAATCTCCCTATCATTCTTATCACGATGCCAGACTAGTTCCTCTTCATCTACATGTTCAGAAAAGGTTCTAAGTTTGTATCCTTTCTCTAGTATGTCCTCATAAGGATCTACCAAAAGAAATTACCCCCACCACTCAATCCAAGTTGTTTTGCATATCTTGGCAAATTACATGCCCAATATCCTGCCTTGGTTTTGTCTTTCTTGTTTGCACAATCATGTCTTGCAGCAAACGATTTTCTTGCCTCTGGGTCATTCAACTTAACTTTAAGTCCACTTGTGTCTCCCCAAGAAACCTTCTTAATATTACCAGATGATGGGTCTTTTACATACACATAGTACTTCTTAGAACCACCAGACTTAGGTTTATTTAAGTCAACGTCTTTACCTTGATACTCAGATTCCATCATAGGACAATCTAAAGGTACATTCTCTCCCTCATAAATTGCATACTTACCAATGTCACCTTCCATCAAGTCTTTATTGAACCCTGTAGGATTAAACTCACCAGCCCTATACTCAACTCTTTTCTCTTGAAAATATTCGTAGTACTTCTCAGAACCTACACGATATACGTTTGATTCTATTAGACTAGCAGTCTTACATTCTTGACAACAATCTTCTGTGCCACAATGCGAATGTTCTTTGAACGATAGTACTGGTTGGAAAGGAGTCATTTTCTGTCTTTCTTTTCTTTGTGCATCAGTTCCGATTTCACGAGAATCTTCTGCTTCTTCTTTCTGTCCTTTGGCCTGTTTCCACAAGTCTGCATCACCAGTAGTTCTAGTTTTACCACCTGTGATAAAAGAGTTGACTCTAGCAAACGCCCACTGTTGTGGTGTTGTGCCAGGGCGGTGTCCTGTCTTCCACGCCGCCATACCTCTGTCGTATACTTTCTTTAAGATGCCGTATGAGATACCAGACTTATCTGCTTTCGTAACAAGTCCTTCAATCTTCTCATCCAATAAAATGATTTCAACTTCAGGCGGGTAATCGTACCCCTCTTTAGGAACACAGTTAGGAACTTCCTTACCGTTCTTCATCTTAACGCCAACTTGTTTATGAGTGTCCCAACATGGGTCGTCCTCACCAAACATTTGTTTAAACTTCTTAGTGTGTTTAGATGGTTTAGTATCTGCACCCTTATCGCCAGGCGCAGGCCCATCTTTTGCTTTTGCAAAGTGTGCCGCACGTTTCTTCTTAGTTGAAACAGACATCTCATCACCATCAGCATCTTTTGCATAATACTTTGCTGGTTCTGAACCTTTTCTGTCTTTAATATCTTTATCTTGTTTTACTTCGTACAACCACTTCTTGTGAGTAGTACCATCTGACTCTGCGAATACGAGATAGTTAGTTCCTCTACGAATAACCTTACCTGATACTCCAGTATAATTATCTTCTACTATATCACCAATTGCATAAAGTTTGCCTTCTACATACAGGTCACGAATAACGTCTTCTTCTGTCTGTTCTACTTGGTGTGTGATGAATGACTCACGAATACCCATGTGTTTACGAACATCTTTGAATAGAGACATTCCTTGACTAAAAGTTTTTGGAAGTCCAGATTCAAACCCTGATTTCTTCAATTTACCGTTTGAATCATATTCGTTTTTATATCTATTTTCAGATGCTGCAGCACGCATCTTAGAAGCAGACATCCCTGTCACTCCCTCTGCATCTGGGTCTCTTTCGCCAGCAGATACAACCTCAATATTGTCAAACCCATAATAACCGTGTCTACCTTCAACACCATTATACTTGTTCAACAATGTATCAAACTCTGTTACACGATCAGAACCAACAACCATTACAATTGATTTGTGTCCTTTATTGTGTAGTGTTACTGCAATCTCAAATACTTGTCTTGCTTTATCAACAACAATGTTCCTTGCATGTTTTGGGAACATCTTCTTCATATATGCAACTTTCTTTGCATATGGAAGAGGGTCTTT